ATGTTATGAGTAATCTGTGTAGGGTGCGCGTCGTGCGTGCCGTCCGTAGTACCAGCCATTCTGCGCCAATAAATAAACTCGGTGTCAAGGTGCGGGTCAATACCCAACTCCTTTGAAAAGTCAAGGATAGGTATTGCGTAATACTCAGCAACATCTCTGATAGCCTTTGTCCATACGTCCCATGTAGGCGTGCCAGCAACAGGTTTGGCGTCGATGCGCGGATATATCATGCAAAACAATCTTTTGCCTGCTGACGGCGGAAATCTCTTTAGGAAGCCCTGCCACATCGTGTGTAGCGCTCCACAGAAGCCTGTCTTTTGCTCAACCGAGCCAAGAGCATAACCGTGCGCCCAATCATTAACACCTATCATCACGCCTATAATGTCTGTATCTTCTGCGACCACATTATATGCTTTTGACCATACGCGAGGTGACTCGCCGCCTGCGCTTGCGCCATTAACACCATAGTTGGTTATCTGACAGCCCAACAAACGGCCTACCTGCTGCGGCCATGCGTCTAATGGGGCTTCGCCGCCATCAGGGTTTGCTCCAAAGGTTATGCTATCACCGCAAAATGCGATTTTTTTCGATTTGATAGGAGCGACAACGCCTGCCTTTACTAATTCGTCACGGCTCGCTGCATTAACTGTGTTTAAGATAAACACAAGTGGTATTTTCTTGGCCTTTACACTGCTCAAATACCCTGTAATCCTTATATATTTCGCTCCATCAGGGACAGCTATTTCGCCCGTCTCACGCACATCACCGAGTTTGCCATTGGTACTAACCGCGTAGCTTTTAAGATAGCGTTTGCTTGCATCATAAACAGCCGAGCAAAAACCACTTGCAAAGCCCTGATAACCGATATTAGCCTTGACGGCATTTGCTGGTATCTCGATAAAATCGGACGCTGCGTATACATTGTAGCCATTAGAGTTAAACGTGCCGTCCGCCGTATTAATGCCACCTACCGAATAAGCTATATCGTCTGTAACGTCCTTAATAAACAGCGGCTTAATGCTGTCGCGCATCTTGTCGACATCACTCTCAACATTATTAATCTTTTCGCTTACAGATAGCTTCTTGATGAGCGTAAGCTTTGGAATAGCTGTCACATAGCCCGTCATTTTAAGGTAGGACGCATTTTCGGGGAGGGCTACTCGTGTACTCTTAAACGTCTTGCCTTGTCCCTGCACGTCAACACCAAAGACTTGTAACACGGCACCTGCGTTGTCGTATAAAGCTGTACAATAGCCCGTTGTGTAAGATTGATATTCGAATTCCATCTCCGAGTACCCCTCAACAGATATTTTTTCACTAAACGCGAACCCGAAATTCGATACTTCTTCCTCGCCACTGGGCTTCTTAATACCGCCTTCTGTCCACTTATATAAAGAAGTATCAACACTCTTCCGTTCTTCGCATTTATCGCTACCCCCTTTCGACAGAGCGTCAGTCACCGCCTTTTGTGACATCACTTTTGTAGGGCTGTCTCCTGTTTCTTGTGCTATGGGTAGTTCGCTGACCATTTGTTCGATAGTCCTCTTGCTCTCGTTAAGCTTCTTTTTTACTTCGTCGACGGCCTTTTCCATCTGGTTTATTTGCTCAATGCCTTCTATTGCATCGGCCACACCCTCAAAGGCGCTACCTACTCGCTCTGCTGTGTTTCCACCGACAGTTTTTTCGTTCTTGATAACGCGCGCTAATTTGCGCAAATCTTCTGATTTTTTTGTCATTGTCTTAATCTCCTATTGCATGTATTCGTAATCTCGTTCCTCTCACTGTACTTACCTTGTCGCCCTCTATGCTTTTCAAATACGCCAAGCATGACCCAAGATAATTCTCTGCTATTTCCATAGCATCGTTATACATTCTCACTCTGTTCTTATCGTCCTCTCTGGACGCATAGCTATCGTTGTGCTGCATTAAACCCGTCCGAGTGAGTAATCCTCCGTCTGACATTACCATCTTGGCATACACGAAATAAGAAAGGGATAATCGCAAACCTGAACATTTTTTCAATCTGCCGTCCTTATCTTTGAACTCTCCACCGTCAAGCAACGTTATGTTTTTTTGTTCCTGACTGTCTTCTTGCAGAGCTTTGAAACGTTCCAACCCAACGGCTGGAATTATATACATGTCTTCGCATTCGCGAATAAACGTATTAACTTCTCCGTCATCTATATGCTTCGATGTCGGTCGAGCGAGCTCCTTGAACTTCTCAACCGTTATTAAATGTTCACTCTCCATTATATTTGTCGTTTTTGTCAGCAGATATGTATTTCAGTGGCTTAATCGAGAAGTCCCGTGAGATAGTCTCGTCGTGCCAGTTTCCAAAAAGCTTTGTGAAAGCTCGTTCTATAAAACGTTGCTCATTTGTCACCTCTCCAGCATAATATTCGTACGCATCGCGCATAACATCACCTGAAAAACCCAGCTTGCCGATACGAATAGAGTAGAAGAGTTCCTGGTGGAATTGTGAATATATTCGCTCCACTACACTCTCGTCGGTTACCGTAAACTCTTTATCAAAGTTTCGTGCTGGAAACTCGACAACCTTTGGCTCATCTTCGTCGTTTTCCAGCTCAACCATCATTATTTTCGAGCCCCTCGTATCGCCTTGAAATTGTCTCAAATCCTCGTCAGAAATCATGTCCTGCTCAACATCTTCTCCCTCATCATTTGTACGCGGTCTTCCTTTCTTCGTTATCAACATACACGCTACGAGAAAGTTATTACGGACATTTCTGTACTTGATATTACCTAAGCCCTCATCGGTCGAAATCTCCGTAATAACAGCATCGTAGATGGGTGTTGGATATTGATATTTTCCATCGATAGATAACCATAAGATCTGTCCCTTATAGTTATCAATACCTCCGCAGTTTTCTATTTGTCTCATCACGACCTGCGGGTCTGGGTTGAAAACAGGAAAACGAGTAATATTCTTATCTTCCACCGTCTGCCGTTGGCCGTTCTTTGTTTTCTCTCCCCTCCAGTCGACATGCGTAAGGATATGAGCAACTACACCCGCATCGTCTGTTTCCTCTAATCTACATTGTTCAAAGGGCAGGTAATTAACCTCTGTCACCTGCCCCAGAACATTGTAATTGACATGAAGAGCGAACCCCCCAAAGCACGTTAAATCTCCAGCTACACTTTTTAAAAGGTCGTCCATCGTTACGTCATCTCTGTTTATTTTTAATTCAGAGAATTTTTCGTTGTTAAATCCGTAACCTTCTACGAACTTTTCGTAACGAGAAAGACATAACTTTGCCGTACCAGATGCATTGGTAATATCCACGATGTTCTGTGGATAGAGGTTATCGCTACCATATCGCTGCATCTTAAAGCGTTGTTCGTAGTTTACTTCAACGCGCTTTTGTGGTTTTTTTGCAGTCTTTACATTCATTTTCGCTCTTCTTTCTTATCGTTACTTTTTGCCGTCTCCAGCGTCAGGGTTGTTGTTAGACTTTTTCCCTCCTTTTCCTTTGCCGTCTCCAGCGTCAAGGTTGCCTTCGGGAATCTTCTGAAACAAATCAACATTATCGGGGAATTGCTCCAGATAGCTCTGTGCAACCTTATCCGTAAGGTTATCGTTCGAGAAAACCTTACCACCCATAAACGTTGGGCAATTAATAATTGCACCAGCTCTTAATCTGTAATTTGATTTTTCTGCCATTTTTCCGTATTTTTTTATATAACAATAAATCTCCAAAAGCCCATCATGGTAACACTGTTGGCACGAAGTGGATATGAAACTCTTACCCGTCACTTCGTAGTAAAGGTTTTCAATCGTAGACTTATCAGAAGAACCGAAAGGGGCATCGAAGCGCCCTTTCAGCTCCGCAATAATCTTCTTCGCTTCCGCCAGCTCCATTTATCCGGCTTCGGTTAACAGGCTCTTAAACTGCGTTTCGGTAGTTTTCGAGTCCGTATTAAAGTAAAACAAAGCAGCTTTTGGCGCACTCGTTTCCTGTAACGTAACGAGCCAACCTCCGTCTGTGTCTTCGCTGTACTTGTCACTCTCGATAGCAGTAGCACGCAAGCCCTGATAATATCCATATACCTGATACTCTGCCTTTCCACCTTCTCCCTTGTGTACATTCTTCGTGATTAGCACGAACGACCCGTTAGCAAGCCCATCAATGATGTTTTGAGCCACATCAGGACCGTTATCAAGTACAGCGATGGAAATCTCGTTAGTGAATGTGTTTCTATACGTGCCAGTAGCTAACGAAATCTTTGTGCCTGTGAAAGGTTTACTACCCTGCTGCATCACAGGGTAGCCTTTTTTTTCACTTTTCAAAATAAGTGTCTTCAACACGTTTTTGAAGTTCTCGTCAAACACACTCTTAGAAAAGTCGACATCTGCACGATTGCAGATAATCGCATCGGCTTCCAAGCCTTTAACGATAGGGTTTTCGCAATTCTGCTCAATACCCTTGCTGATAATACTATCACATATTCCTGCCATAGTCCATTCCTCCATTAGTAAGCTGCGTGGAACATATCATCTTCGAGTATCTGTGTGCCGATACGACCAGTAGCATAGATGTAGTTTCTGCGCTCTTTCTTGTCGAACCAGATATCGAGATCTGAAATCAATCCGTCTGCATCAGTACCTATTTGCAGCTGATTCGTGTTTGCATACACCGCACGATAAGGCTTGTTAAGCTTCGTACCTGTATTTTCGTACGCCGCAATGAAGCGGTCCCAGATAGACACGCGTACCAACGTAACACCGTTGTACTTCGCTACGTCCACACCGTCGAAAATCTTCTCCCACGGCATAATGTTCTGATAGCACTTTTTGACATCATAAGTAAGTGCGTCTGCCAAGCCCTTGGTAAGCAAAATAACAGCACCGCTGTCAGCTGAAATGCGGCTATCTGCGTCCATCAACATATTGTCGAGGATACCAGTAGCAACGCCCTTTTCCAGGATAGCCTTTTTCTGCTCCGCAAACGAGGTCTTACTGTTAGCTTCGATAGCCGTAAGCTGGTTAGCCTTAGATGTGCATTGCGTAAAGATTCGTTTGAACAAGCCGTCACACGTTGTGAAGAGTTCTGTCTTCGCACCAGTAGTCAGCGCACCTCCGCCTGCAATGTCTTTAGCAGCAGTGTCGCCAAACCAGCCGAAACGCCAAATCATACGCTTCAACTGACGTTCCAAAGCGGGACGAATAATGTAACTCATGAACTCTGTACTCGTCAAATCTCCGACAGGTGTACCAGTTTTCAACGTGTAATCTGCAATGGTACCTTGTAAGCTCTCATAACAGATTTTGACAGGTACTTGCCAGTCACCGAGTGCCCAACGTTTTTGTGAGTTCGTAATACCTACCTCTTTATACGTAGGGTCACAACCGCTGCCTTTGATACCGACATCGTCCATATCTCCAAAGAAAGCTACTGGGTCACCGTTCTTCACCTTCATAAGGTGTACGAACTTCTGGAAATCCTCGTCTTGGTCAATACTCAAAGGGATAACCTCTTTGAGGTCCGTAACATCTTTCGGGTTTACCGAAATGTTTTCAAAAAATTTTGCCATTTTCTTTTCTCTTTTTTTGTTTTTTACTTCTTGTACTTGTAATTTCCGCTTCTTCGGGCGTTAATCTCCTTTCTCATAGGCGATTCGTCCTCATGGTCTCCTGCTTTCTTAGAAGCATTCGTTCCAGCTGGCTTGCGTGGTTCTGGCTTGTAGCTCGAAGAGATTTTCGCCAGAGCTTTTTCTCCTCCTGCAATCTTCACAGCATTGAGGATACGTAAGTCCTCCTGCGTCTTAGCCATAGCTTCTGCCTGCTTGCGG